TTGTGCAGCAGGCTCTCCCATTTGTGGAGCAAGCTGGTGCAAAAGTGCACCAGTACACATCAGTAACTCCACAGATCAATCCTTCCATGCAAGAAATGACCATGCCAGCAGCAAGCAGCCGCGGGCGCGTAGACGGTGCTGCTGCTGCGACAATCGCACAGAACATTGCAGATATTTTGGATAGTCGGGAAACCCCGGATCAGTCGATGGATCGCCAGCCGGAGGGCGGCGAGGTGCGCCACGCACGCCGCACGGCCCCTCCCCCGGTTCCGGCGGCCCCCCTCCCCCACCAACCTCACGACGTGACCACCGAACTGGACAGCACCCAGGACGCCGAGCCGGTCAGCGCGGCGATCAGCGGCGTGTTTGCCGAGCGGGTGGCCCGTGAGTTGATCGCCCAGTATGGGGCGGCGCGGGTCGAGGCGGTGATCGCCGATACATCCGACCCCAAAAAGTACCCCGACGTGAGAAATCTGGCGGGGTTTGTGCGGTCGCGGCTGGCGGATGGGGACCGGGTGGCGGTCGAGACACCCTACGACGAAATGACGCAGGAGCAGAAGCTCCGCCAGTGGCTCGGCTCGGCATATGACCCGGCGGTGCACTCATGAACATTACGCAACCCGTGTTTGACCCGGAAACCGATTTGGACTGGCGGATTTTTAAGTCATCGCTGCCGGGGTGGTTCCCCAAAGTGACCTACGACATTGACCTCGATCCGCTGTACCTGGTGGCTTCACAGGACGGTGGATGGTGGATCGGCGGTTGGCGCGACCAGGATCACATTGACCGCGTGATGGGGGGACACTACCGGCACCTGCTCAACATTGCGCGGAATAGCTCGCAGCGGCGGGTGACGGCGCTGATCGTGGCGGAGGGGTACTGATGCCTGCTCTGCCGGAGGCCGTGAAGATTGACCCGTCGGTGCTGCTGGAGGAGCGGTTCGTGGAAAGCTGCCAACGGATGCAGGTGTGGCGGGAGCAGCTCGACCCGGCGGACATCGAACTGGCGCAGGTCGAGAGTCGGTTGCTGTGGGTGCACGTGCGCGGGCGGGACGGCGGGGTCTGGACGATGCTGACGACCGACGCGACGGCGGATTGGTTTATGGCAATGGGATGCCGGGTGAACCCGGTGGAGGAGTAGACACGATGGACATTCCGATCATTGAGAAGATCACGGCGCAGCGCGTTGAACGGTATGAGCAAATGCCGGGCGGCGGACTGAGGACGATCATCCATAACACCGGCGTTGACCGGGGCGGCAGGCGCTGGACGTGGCTGACGACCTATGAGCCGATCTATCACGAGGACGGCACTATTGGGAGCCGTCAAGCTGGTGACTTTGATTATCAGCAGATCGGCGGAGGTGCTTGATGGATATGGATATTTTTGGCGGGGCGGCGGACTTCGTTCCGGCGTCGAAGTACAAGGCGGCGCTGGTGCGGATCGGCTACGAACTGGATGAGCTGCCGCCCCTGCCGGAGGTCAAGCCGGTGGTGGTCAATGACCTCAAGAAGATCAAGAAGCCCGACCTGGTCACGGCGTATCAATCGCTTCAGGCGGCCTACACGGCGCTGATGGAATACACCCACGCGATCCGCCCGGCGCTGGAAGTGGTGCGGGATACCGCCGAGGAGATTCTATTGCAATAAACACACCGCCCCGCGTCGGTGGTCGAGCGGGGCGGGTGCTGGCAAAACCCGGAAAGGTTTCAGAGGAGAGTATAGCATGAAAGTATGGGCATTTCTGAATGAGAAAGGTGGCGTGGGCAAGACCAAAGTCTCCGCCACTATCGCCGCTGGTCTGGCGCAGCGCGGCTACCGTGTGCTGCTGATCGACACTGACGAGCAGGGGCACATCGCCACCAGTTTTGGCTATGCCAAAGAGGCGGGCCTGTTCGAGCTGCTGGCGCGGGGCGGCGACTGGGCCAGTGTGCTGCGCGGCATCCCGCCAGAAAAGTATCAACTGCCGGGGGCGACCATCCCGGCGAAGACCAATCTCTACTATGTGCCGAGCAACCTGGAAACGAGGGCGCTCCCCTACGTTATGACGCCGGACGGCATGGTGCTGCGCCAGCGGCTCAACCAGGTGCAGGCGCTGTTTGACGTGTGCGTGATCGACACGGCCCCGGCGGCCAGCCTGCTGCACATCCTGATTTACGTGGCGGCGGATTATGTCATCTACCCGACCCGCCCAGAATTCCTTTCGCTGGATGGGCTGGTGACGGCGCTCAGCCACCTGGGCACCGCCAACATGATCCGCCAGCAGGCCGGGCTGCCGGAGATCGAACTGGCGGGCATCCTGCCGACCATGTACCGCAAGGCCGTGCAGGAACACCGAGACAACGTGGCGCAAATCCGCGCCCGCTATGGCGCAAAAGTGTGGGCACCCATCCCGCTGGCGACCGCCTGGGATGAAAGCCTCGGCCCGTCGTCGGGGTTCGTGCCGGTGTACGCCTATGACATGGGCAGCCAAGCCGCTGCCGACGCCTGGGCGCTGGTGGATCGGGTGCAGGCTGCCCTGCCCGCCATCCAACTGGAGATGGTGTGATGGCCCGACAACGAGTCAAGGGCGGCGCGTCGCCGCTGGACGGGCAGCAAATCCTGGGCAACGCGCTGGCGCTGGATCAGTCGATCCTGGGTCAACTGCGCGGCCTGGGGGGTGGTCAGGGCGGCGGGCTGGTGATCGCCGACGATGGCACGGTGACGGTCGGCGCTTTCCGGCTGACGGGCAAGGGATTGATCGCGCAGGAGGGTGCGCCGCTGGAGCAGTGGACGCAGCTCATGCAGATGCTGGCACTGATGCACGGCAAAATCCAGATGCTGATCGGCGATGCGCTGGCCTACGGCGAGCGGCAGTACGGCGAAACCTATCAGGAAGTGGCCGCCATTTTTGGGCGGCAGGTCAAGACGATGTATCAGTGGAAGTACGTCTGCGCCAGCGTGGACTTTTCTGTACGTACAGAAAAGTCCCACTTCGGCCACCTGGAGCGCGTGGCGTCGATGGAACCGGCGCAGCAGGCCCACTGGCTCCAGCAGGCGGCGGCGAATGACTGGACGGTGGCGCAACTGCGCGAGGCGATCAAGCCGACCCCGGTTACGGCGTTCCTCATCCCGGCTTCTGCTCAACACGCGCTCCAGGTGGTCCGCAACATCACCGCCGAGTCGCTGGCGGAACCGTATCACCAGGGGCCGACGCGCCGGGCGATTGCCACCCTGCGGGCGTGGCTGGATGAACTGGAGGATCAATTCGATGGCTGAGTGCTTCATTGGGAATCTGTGCACCAACGCCGCCGGGCATTGCTCGGTGATGGTGGTCGGCCCGGCGTGGCTGATGGAGGACCTGGCGCGGCTGCCGGGGATTGACCAAAGCATGCCCGCCGACTTTCTCCTCAATGGAGAAAGCCACGCCGGGACGGTGTACTGGCTCGACAACGGTTACGATCCTGTTTGGGTGATGGCCGCACTGGAGACCGAAGCGGCGCGGCTGCTGGACTGGGACGATATGCTGCAAACGGTGCCGCTGGTCGGCAGGATGGGGGCGAAGTAACCATGATCCGATCACTGGCACTCGTCAAGATTCGCACGCTGGCAGAACTGCTCCGCCCGTACACGACCCGGCTGGAGATCGCCGGGTCGATCCGCCGGGGCAAGCCGGACGTGAAGGATGGCGAACTGGTCGCCATCGCCGCGCCGGGCCTGCTGCCGTTCCTCGATCATCTGGTCGAGGTCGGCGTGATCGCCAAAGCGCAGTACGGGGCCAACGGCACCACCCGCTGGGGCGCAAAGTATCGCGGGCTGGTCTGGCGCGGGGAAATCTTCCTGACCGACGCACACTCGTGGGGGTATCAGTACTGGCTCCGCACCGGGCCGGGCGATGCCAATCAATTCATCATGACGCGGTTGGTGCAGACCCATGCGCCGTTCCGGTTCATCGAGGGCGTGTGCTGGTATGCGCCCGGCGGCTGGACGTGGAACGCCAAGCGCGACCGCTGGGAGGCCAGCGCCCGCCAGCAGGTCAGTCTGCCAGAGGAGGCGCACCTGTTCGCGCTGCTGGGTCTGCCGGAGATCCGCCCGGACTTCCGCACCGAGCAGGTCTACCGCAACCAGATGCTGACCGCGACGCATCGCTGGGGCAACCCGGCCAACCATTTAATCATCATCGATGAAATGGTTAGCCAGCCGACGCTGTTCTCGCTGGAGGCGGCGCGGGTGCATGAGGAGCAGGCGCTGCCGCCGGAGCAGCCGACCGCACCGCGCATCCACCCGGTAATGGTTTCGACCTGGACGCCCGACCTGGCGAGCCGCTACGCCGCGCAGGTCTATGAGGAAAGCATCGCGCAGTTTGAGCGGCAGGCCGCCGCGCTGCGCCGACTCGCCGGGGGTGATCGGAACTCGCACTACTGGGCCGCGGCGGATCGCGCCCAGGCGACGGCATCCGTACTGAAGGCGGTGCGTGCATGACCACCCTTTCCCCGGAGCAACGGCAGGCGCTGCACGACCTGGCGCTGAGTCTGATCGAGGCGGATTTTCAACTGGGCGTGGCGCGGGATCAAGGAAAGTCACACCTGGTTATGCGGGTCGAGCGGCGGCGGGATGCGCTCCGCAAACAGGCGGCGCAGTGGATTGTGGAATTGGATCGGCAATCAAACGCGCCGGTGGAGGCGTAAGGAGGTCATGATGGTCACGACGAAATTCAACAAGAAGGAAGCCGAGATTTTTGAGGCGGGCAAACTGGCTGAGCATGACACCATCACCGATCTGGTGCGTAATCACTTGGCCGACCTGTTCCCAAGTGTCAATTTCCGGTATGCGCTGGACGGGTTTATCCATCTTAAAAACGCCTACACCAACACGCTCAGGCTGCTGGAGAGCACGCGGTTGGATGCCCGCGCTGAGGGGCGCTCGCAGGCCGCCGAAACCATCCGCGAGATGCTCAACAAAGCACTGAATTCGCCAGCGGTCGAGGGCGGCATCGAGGCCAACATCAAGCTGCTGACCGATGAACGCGACGACGCCATCCGGCAGATCCGCGTCATGCGGGAGGCGCTGGCGGTGCGCGATCAGTTTGACCGTCACGCGGCGATGATGCTGCGCCTGGCGGCCTCGACGGACATGACCCACGCGCAGCGCGAGGGCGTGTTCAAGTTCCTGAGTGCGTACATGGAAACCTTGATCGGCAAGCGGAATGGCTATGATCTGCCGCCACCGCTCCCGCCTGACACCATGAACGAAATTCCATTCTAGCGGGGTGAATGATGCGTTACACGTACCGAGGCGACCGCCTGACCGATCCGACTCTGCGCGGGATGCAGTGCGACCCCGTCCGCCGACCGGATGGCAAGTGCATCCGGGGCAAGAATGGCAACATGCTGGTGATCGACGGGCAGGGCCGCCGGTGGGTGGTGCTGGCGCGTCAGTTGAGGGTGAACAAAGATGCGCGGCCCGGCTGACTACTCCCCCTTAATCGACACGCTGCGGGCGGCAGGAGCGCCCGTGACCGGGCCGGTGCTGGCCGACCTGGCCGGTCTTCCCCGGCGCACGACGCAACGCTGGCTGACGGCGCTGGAACGTTCCGGCGTGGTCGAGCGGCGGGGCGTCAAAGGCGGTTGGCGGCTGCGCGGGTTTGAATATTCCAATGTGGCGCATCCGTTCGCCCACCTGTGCTAAGGTGGAGTTTATGAAGTTTCTTCCCGCCACCACCCCCACTGCCCCGCCGATGATCGGCGCATGGCCGCTCGACACCGTCCAGTGCTGCGACGCGCTGGCGCTGCTGGCGGCGTTGCCGGATGCGAGCGTGGATTGCGTGGTGACATCGCCGCCCTACTTCGGCCTGCGTGATTACGGCGTAGACGGGCAAATCGGCTTAGAGGATACGCCACAAGCCTACGTTGCGCGGTTGACCGAACTGTTCCGGGAAGTGCGGCGCGTGCTGAAGGATACGGGGACGTGCTGGATTAACTTAGGGGATAGCTACGCGAGTGGTGAAATTGGCAGACACGACAGCACAACGGCTCGCCAGATTGATGGGAAAAGAGTAACAGCCAAATTCGATGTACGCAAAAATAAAAAAATGAGTACATCACTTCCGCCTAAGTCTCTACTTGGTATCCCTTGGCGAGTAGCCTTTGCGCTCCAAGATGATGGCTGGATACTGCGTTCAGACATCATCTGGCACAAACCAAACCCGATGCCCGAAAGCGTTACCGACCGCCCGACGAAAGCGCATGAATACGTGTTCCTGCTTGCGAAGGAGCCGCGTTACTACTATGACGCGGAGGCGATTAAGGAACCCGCACAGGATTGGGGTACTCGTGACCGTACAAACGGCAAGTATCATAATCCAGGCACCGGGCTACAGCCGCACAGTGGTCTCTCGAAGTCATACGACAAACGAAACAAGCGCAGTGTGTGGACTATCTCCACGAAGCCGAACCCGGAAGCGCACTTTGCCACCTATCCCGACGAACTGATTACGCCCATGATCCTTGCAGGTTGCCCGCCGGGCGGCGTGGTGCTTGACCCGTTCATGGGTAGCGGCACGACTGCGCTGGTTGCGCGAAAACTAGGACGGCGGTTCGTTGGCAGCGAACTCAACCCCGATTACGTCGCCATCGCAAACCGCCGTCTGTCGCAGCCCTACACGCTCAACTTCATGACGCACCTGGACGCGCGGGTGCTGGAGACCGTCCAATGACGCACGACATCGCCACGCACTGGCCGAACCTGGCGCGGGGGATCGCGGAGGTGCGGGCTATCGCCCGGATGAGCAGCTTTGAGCGGGCGCTATGGGCGGCGGAACGCGAGCCGATCCTGCGGGAGCGGGCGATTGCGGCGCGGGTGCGCGAGCGGTCGATCAACGGGTGGCTGCCCGCACGGGGTGAATCGGTACAGCCGGTCTCGCTCATCAGCCGGGTGCAGTCCGGCTGGGCGACGCTCGACGGGCAGGTCTTCGGGCCGCGGCGGTGGGCACGGCGACCACGCCAGTCGGTGCTGGTCGAGCAGCTCCCCCTGCCGACCTGGCCCGTGCAGAGCAGTGTCCGGCGTGTTACCATCGGGGCTGATGGAGGTGGGGCATGGGCGACCCTATAAACGCAGCGTATGAAGTATCTCAGCGCATGGGCAAAGAACTATGCGACCGGCATCGGGCCGAGGGAACCCTGACCTATCTGGTGTCTGTTCCTGGCACGATCCCGCCCGGCCATAATGAAGAACACAGTTTTGAGACCCCCGAACAGGCGCAAGCATTTGTGCAAGAGGGCGCGTTTGAATGGGCGGTTATTATGGAAAATCCGCCCGCGCCCTGGTATCCCGGCTGGACAATTCTGGTCTATCGGGATGGTGCGTGGGTCGATAAGCGCAGTTGATCGAGGTGGTGCATGGGTGACGACATAAACACTCAACCATTTGCGGCATTTGAAGCGTGTCGGGAGGCGATCAATGCGTTTAATGCGCGCTGGGAAGGGCGCATCCCTGGTGTTGATCCTGGCTACGACTGGGCGCATGTGGTTCTGGATAATTACAACTTTGACACGGACTTTATAGTCAATGCTGTCACGCGCTGGTTTCCAGAGTGGCTGGTAGAGCAATTTGACCAGATCAAGTTGCGCTGTGGGTCTCATCACGATCAGCTACTGCAGGAAGCGTTTCTGCTAAATAGCTATGTGACCGAAGAGCTTGCACTTATTCAGCGTATTTGGTTGTCAAATACCGAAGCGTGGTGTGCAGATGATGCGCGAGGGGCTAATGGAGGTGGTGCATGGGTGACGATGTGAGACTGGATGAGGCGCGAATGACACCAAAAGAACAGCAGGAACTGATCTCCCGCGTGGGGCGGGCCTGTGAGCGGTCGCTCATGAGCGTGGATATGGTCTGCCGGATGGTTGAATTCCTCGGTGTCTACTTTAATGACGGTGTGACGGTTGAGCAATTGATCGCGCACTTTTTGCAAGAAGACATCCGTAGCGGGAACTACCTGCGGACGCGACATGGATTAAATCACATGCTGCTGGATGATCCGAATACACACTTTCTCGACGTGAATAACGTGACAGGTGAAATCAAGGTAATCGCTTTCCCGCCGGAAGTGCTGGCCGAGGGCGACTAAGAACCCGTGATATAATCGGCAGAGAGACGCGGCGCGGCCTGCAATTTTGCAGCCGCGCTTTTTGATTCCCGGTGATGGTGATGGCGCTGGATGCTCGCCGCCAGCTATTTGTGGATCAATACCTGCTTTCATGGAACGCGACCCGCGCGGCGATTGAAGCGGGTTATTCGGCGCGCAGCGCGTACTCCCAGGGATCGCGGTTGTTGAAAAATGATGAAGTCCAGCAGACGATCCGCGAGCGGATGGCGGCGCTGACCATGCAGGCTGATGAGGTGCTGTATCGGCTGACCGAGCACGCCCGCGCCGACATGGGCAGCTTCATAGGCAAGTCCATCCCGGAACTAATCGACCACCCGCTGACGCGCCTCATCAAAGAGATCGACCATGAGGTCAAGGCGGACGGCACTGAGCGCGTCAAGGTCAAGCTGCACGACTCGCAGGCCGCCCTCACCCACCTGTGGAAACACTGGCAACTGGCGCAAGGGAAACCGACCGATGCAGTGGACCTCACCGACGCCAAAGAGCGGCTTGCACAGCGGCTCGCTCGCCTTACTCCCCTGCTGGAGACGCTGAGTAATGCCGAGGCCGAGGCGCTGCTGTACGACTGGCCGTTCTGGGCGCGGGACAAACAACTCGCGCCGCCGGGCGACTGGTTCGGCTGGCTGATCCTGGCCGGGCGTGGCTTCGGCAAGACGCGCACGGGGGCGGAGTGGGTGCGCTGGCGGGTGGAGACGGGGCAGGCGCGGCGGATCGCGCTGGTGGGGCGGACGGCTGCCGATGTGCGGGATGTCATGGTCGAGGGCGAGTCGGGCCTGCTGGCGATCAGTCCGCCGTGGAACATGCCGAAGTATGAGCCGAGCAAGCGACGCCTGACCTGGCCGAACGGGGCCATGGCGACCACCTACTCCGGCGACAAGCCCGACCAATTGCGCGGGCCGCAGCACGATACCGCCTGGTTTGATGAGTTGGCGGCGTGGCGGTATCCGGACTCGTTCGATCAAGCCATGTTCGGCCTGCGGTTGGGATTACATCCGCAGTGGATCGGCACCACCACCCCGCGCCCGACCGCGCTGGTGCGCCAATTGCTGGCGGATCCCACGGTGGTGCAGGCGCGGGGCAGCACGGCGGAGAACCGGCTAAACCTGGCGCCCTTGTTCGTGACCTTGCTAGAGCGCAAGTACGGCGGCACCCGGCTGGGGCGGCAGGAACTGGAGGCCGAAATCCTGGACGATACACCGGGCGCACTGTGGAAGCGCGGGCAGATCGAGGCGCTGCGCGTGACCAAACCGCCGGAGCTGGTGCGGATCGCCGTCGCCATTGACCCGTCGGCCTCCAGTGCCGAGGGGGCTGCCGAGACCGGCATCGTAGTGGCCGGGCTGGGCGTGGATGGACAGGGTTACGTGCTGGATGACCTGAGCCTGCACGCCTCCCCCGCCGAGTGGGCACGGGAGGCGCTGGCCGGTTTCCACAAGTATCACGCCGACCGCATCATCGCCGAGGCCAACCAGGGCGGCGAGATGATCGAGCAGACGCTCCGCAGTGTGCTCGACCGGGGCGACCGGCTGCCGCCGTTCAAGCTGGTGCACGCCAGCCGGGGCAAACAAACCCGCGCCGAGCCGGTCAGCGCATTGTATGAGCAAGGGCTGGTGCACCATGTCGGTGCCTTCGCCGAATTGGAGGATCAGATGACGACCTGGGTGCCCGGCGAAAAATCCCCCGACCGGATGGACGCGCTGGTCTGGTGTCTTACGGAGTTGATGGTCAAGGCCGAGGCCGCGCCGATGCGAGTCGGGCGCGCGGTCGGCCTGTACGGCAATGATCGGAGCCGCCGATGACCGACCTCATCACCACTGCCGCGCCCACGCCGACCAAGCGCCTTGTCAGCGAGCTGATCGGCAGGGCCACCTCCCCCTACGCGGTGCAGACCCTCCGCGCCGTGCCGACGCTCGACCAGACACGACCCGATTACAAGTTCTGGAGCCGATTGCGCCGAGGCTTTGAACCGGGCTATCAATTGGGCGGACTGTTCGCCAAACGCATTTGTGAACTGGACGCCGAGTGGGTGCTGGGTACGGGCATCAGCTACGAGACCGGCGACGATGCACTGGACGAATTGCTGACCGAGTTCGTGGCCGATAACCACGATCTGCTGCTGACCTGGCGCAAGGATGCCAGCGGGCTGGGCGATGCCTATCTGGTGGTCAACCCGGACGCGACTCTCTCGCTGGTCAGTCCTGACCAGGTCACGGTCCAGACCGCGGCGCTCGATCCCTCGGTGGTGACCGGCTACACCATCACCACCGAGCTGGCCGGGCAGACCATCGAGAACGCCGACGGCAGCACCACCAGAACCCCCAGCGTGACCCTGACCGACCAGTACACCGTGACCGAGCGCGTGATCGCCATCAAGCTGGATGGCCGCGCCCAGCCGCCCCTGCGCTACCCCAACCTGATCGCCCCGCTGCTGCCGGTGATCCCGCTCCACAACGACCGCGAGTCCAACGAACTGTACGGCCACCCGATCTACGAGGCGCTGCACAAACTCTTTGCCCGTTACGACGATGTCATCAGCAAGTCGCTGGACGGCGTGGAGGTGATGGGCCGCCCGATCCCGGTGGCGCACGGTTTGCAGGATGTGGACGGGGCCATCGCCACCAACTCCACCCGCACCGAGACGGACAGCCGCACGGGCGAATCGGTCGCCGTGGTGGACTTTGAAGACTTGTCGATGCTGTGGCTGGGCGAGGGTGCTGATTTCAAATTCGCCGCGCCGGGCAGCTTCAGCGCCGACTCCACCGCCATGCTGAAAAAGCTGTTCTACCTGATGCTGGAACATATCGGCATTCCCGAATGGGCCTGGGGCGGCGCGATTGCCAGCAGCAAGGCCTTGCCCGCCTTTGCCGGGTACGTCGGCGGACGGCGGACGGCCAGCGGCGGCGCGCTGCGGCAACTGGCGCGGGTGTGGCTGGCGGTCAAGCGGCTGACCACGCCGCTGCCGACCGAGACCTACCTGCGCTGTGTGTACCCGCCGATCATGGCGGAGGATGAGCAACTGCGCGTCCAGAAGATCAAGGCGGCTGATGACGCCGGTCTACTGCGCCGCGAGACGCACCTGGCACTGCTCGAGCTGGTGGAAGACCCGGCTGCAGAGGTGGTCGCGGCGGCGACCGAGTCGGCGGCGCAGGTGCAGGCCGAGCGCGACCGCTTTGACCGTGAATTCGACGCGCTGGCGGCGCAGAACCCGCCCGCCGACAACACCGCCGATCAACCGGATGAATTACGAACCGAGTAACCCCTATTTGTGTGGACTGGCGCTGCTGCTGTTCGCCGCGGCGCTGTACGTGGCGCTTAGACCGCCCAGGAGATAACGAACCATGACCGTACAACACGGCACCACCCTCCGCAACACGCTTGCGGATCAGTATGAGACGGCCATCGGCACGGCCCCCGTGCTGGAAATCCGCACCGGTGCGCCGCCCGCCACCCCGGCCACCGCCGACTCCGGCACGCTGCTGTGCTCGATCACCCTGCCGAGCGACTGGCTGACGGCGGCCAGCGCGGGCGTCAAGACCCGGAACGGCACCTGGAGCGCGGCGGCCTCGGCCACTGGCACGGCGGGCCACTATCGCTTGAAGCAAAGCGGCGGCACGCCGACCCACGAACAAGGCACCGTCACGGCGACGGGCGGCGGCGGGGACATGACGGTGGATAACACCAGCATCACCAGCGGCCAGACCGTGACCGTGACCACCTTCAGCAAGACCTTCGGCACCAGCTAATGCAACGCCTCTACCTGGCGCGAGCCGTCCCCGCTGTGCGGGCGGGCCTGGAGTTACCCAACTCCCAGACCGCCGAGCATTTCAGCACGGTGCCGGGGGTGCAGAGCGTGACCATGATGCCCTTCGGCAACGAGGGGCACTACCTGGCGGCGGTCGAGGCGGCGGCGGATGTGCACACGACGCTGGCGGCGCTGCCGAATGTGCTGGCGATCCCGGAAGACCTCGACAGCAACCTGACCGGGGTGGCGGCGTTGCGGACGGCACTGGGGAACCGGAACATCCCGGCTTACTGGTTCACCACCAGCATGACCTACCGGGAGGCGCTGCGCGGCATGGCGGGCGTCTTCCAGTTTGCCAACGTGTACTCCGTCGAAACCGGGCGGCGGCTGTTCCAGAACGGGATCACGCTGACCACGCGCATGAATCAAATTCCCGATGCCGAGCAGGCGCGCCTGCGTGAGGTGGCGGCCCTGACCGGCCTCGACGTTAGCGGCGTGACCGGCACGACCACGGTGCGGCAACTGCTCAAGCTGCTGGGCGACCAGTGGCTGAATCGTACCTTGTACGTGGGCATGGACATCTAACTATGACCGACCGCGATCTATTTAATCGCGCAGATAATGCCTCATTGGGTTTGGATTGGTCGGCGATCCGGGGCACCAACCCCTATGATGTATTTTCCAATTCGGCCCGGTGCAATGGCGCATCAGCCGAAAACGCGAGCATCTACACGCCTTTTACGCCTGCCAATGACCAGTGGGCAGAAGCGACTGTGGTGGCGCGTTCTTCCGATACGTACATTGGCCCGGTCGTTCGCGGCAGTAGTAACAACTACTACATCTTTTATGGCGATCAAGGCAACCGGGCGCTATACCGCATCGTCAGCGGCACGGCCACCAGTCTGGCGAGTTCGGCCACCGGGTTTGCCATCAATGATGTCATCCGGCTGGAAGTCGAAGGGACCACGCTCCGCGCCTATGTAAATGGCGTGCTGTGGACGTCAATCACGGATAGCTCGCTCGCCTCGGGTAACACGGGCATTGGTACGTGGTCAAATAGTAACTCAGGTCGCCTCGACACCTTCCGCGCCGCTAACCTGAGCACCGGAGTCAACGCCAGCCACTCGGAAACCTTCCCGATTGCGAACAGCAGCGCGGGTACGGTCACGGTCAGCGCGTCGGCCTCGGAAACGTTCCCGATTGCCAACAGCAGTGCGGGCACGGTGGACGTGGTCGCCTCCGCCAGCGAAACCTTCCCGATAGCGAACTCGGCAGCGGGTGGTGTGACGGTCACGGCGTCGGCCAGCGAGACCTTCCCGATAGCCAACTCAGCCGACGGGACGGTCACGGTCAGCGCGTCGGCCTCGGAAACGTTCCCCATCGCCAACTCAGCCGACGGAACAGTGCTGGTCACAGCCAGCGCGTCGGAAACGTTCTCGATTGCGAACAGCGCAGCCGGGACGGTCGACGTGGTCGCCTCGGCCAGTGAGACCTTCCCGCTGGCGAGCAGCATCGACGGCGTGATCGATTCCGCGCCGATCTCCGCCGACCACAGCGAAACCTTCCCGATCAGCAACTCCGCCGACGGGACGGTGCTGGTCAGCGCGTCCGCCAGTGAAACCTTCCCAATCAGCAACTCGGCAGCCGGTACGGTGGACGTGGTCGCCTCGACCAGCGAGACCTTCCCGCTGGCGAGCACAATAGAGGGCGTGGTCGGGGCGGCCCCCGCGCAGATTGACCATGCCGAGCCCTTCCCGATTGCCAACAGCGGCGCAGGGGCGGTGCTGGTCACCGCCAGCGCATCGGAAACCTTCTCGATCAGCAACGCAGCCGACGGCACGGTGCTGGTCACGGCCTCGGCCAGTGAGACGTTCCCGCTGGCGAGCAGCATTGACGGCGTGATCGGCACGGCCCCCGCGCTGCTCGACCACGCCGAGACCTTCCCGATTGTCAACAGCAGCGCGGGCACGGTCGACGTGGTCGCCTCGGCCAGTGAAACCTTCCCGATTGTGGACAGCGGCGCAGGCACGGTGCTGGTGGTCGGCGCGGCTGCCGAGACCTTCCCGCTGGCGAGCACGATCATCCTCACGGTTGGCGACCAGCCGATCATCACCGACGGGCGCGGGACTCTGACCGATGTTGACGCCCGCGCGGGTACGCTGAGCGCGGTGAACGCCCGCGCGGGTACACTGCTCGCCACTGACGCACGATCCGGCACTCTGGAGGCACTCTAATGGCGCAGACTCTCCCCAACCAGGCCAAACGCCTGCAATGCACCTGCCGCACGTTGGCTGGCGTGGCCTACAACCCAGCGGCGCTGACCTTGACCGTGTTTCTGGCGGTCGGCGATGACTGGGCCTTGCAGGACACCTATGCCATCAATCAACTGACCACCTCCGGCACGGGGGTCTTCTACCGGGATTACACACCGGGCGAGGGCGGGGCCTGGCGCTATGTGTTCCAGTCTGATGACGGCATCCATGCCGCCGACCGCTTTGACGTGGCTTACGAATGAAGGCCATCGGCAGCAATCGCCCGCTGATCCTGGCACAGGCCGGGTTCAAGCGGGACTTCCAGACGATCATCCGCCGGGCGCTGGATCAGGCGCGGGGCGTGCTGACCGGCTACGCGGCGCTGGACGGCAGCATCCCGGCCAACCGGCAGCAGGACGCCCGCGACGCGGTGGTGCAGATCGTCAGCGATGTCTTCACCGGCCCCGATAACCGCCGGGCCTATGCCGCCGACGGCGTGACCCCGCTCAGCCCCTATGCCCGCATCCTCAATAAGTGGATGGGCTACGCAGTCTATGAGGCGGTGCTCCAGCACGAACGCTGGCTGAAGGCCCACGCCCCTGCCGACGTGTTCGACCGCCTGCGGGCCGGTCGCCGACCAATCGTCGAGGAACTGTACGCGGCGGCAAAGGTGAATCTGCTGGTGGCGGAGTTGGAACCATCGGACGTGTTCGAGCCGAACCCGCTGGCGCAGATCGACCCCAGCCGCCGGTGGGTGCCGCCGCACCGCTGGACGGATGAGAACGGCTATCGGCTGAGCGACCGAATCTGGCGGACGGACAGCTACACCCGGCAGCAGATCGACGCGCTGCTGGCCGAGGGGCTGCGGCAGGGGCGGGGGGCGTTGTCGCTCAGCCGTGACCTGGAGGCGTACCTGTTCCCCAACGAGGCGGGGATCAGGACGCTGAAACCTTACGGGCGGCGCTTTATGCCGGATGGGGCGGCCTATTCGGCCATGCGACTGGGGCGGACGGAAATCGCCCGCGCCTTTAACCAGGCCAATTATGTGGCGGGGCAGATGAACCCCTACACGAGCGGCATGGATGTGGCGCGGTCGGGCAATGGTGACCCGTCCTGCCCGATCTGCCCGCAACACGCCACCATCGACATGGGCGGCAGCCGCGTGCGCCCGCCCTACCCCAAAGACCGCGCCCCGGTGCCGCCGTTTCATCCCCATGATATGTGTCATACCCGCTTTGTGGTGGCCGATGACCCGGCGACTGTGACCGCGCAACTCCGCGCCGAACTGGCGGCGGCCCAGCAAGAACTCAACATCAGCCCAGCCGATGCCCGCCTGTTCACCCGGCAATTGCTGGGGGAGCACTTCGGCGAACCGTGGTTCGACCGGCCCAGCGGCTCCGGTGCCGCCATCGGCATGGCGACCCGCCCGCCGGTGATGGGCCTCCGCACCCTAAACGGCATCATCCCGCGCGACGTGGGGCGACCGGGCGACACACTCGACAGCCTGAGCCGCTTCCTCCAGCAAAGTGATGGGCCGCTGGCGCGAGCACTGCGGGAACTGGCGAACGTGGACCGGCTGCTCAACCCGCTGGGCATTGACTTTGACACCGGGGCCTATTTCATCGACCCGCAACACCTGCGCGATACGGCCAAGGCGTTTGTGGTCGAGGCGCGGAGCCGGGAATATACCCGCGATTATCTGGTGGCGGCCATGCAGTCGGCGGCGCGGGCCAACGGCGTCACCCTGACCAACGCCCAGGCGATCAGCGTCTATAACACCGAGTACCGCTATCAGGCGCAGGCGCTGCTGGAGCTTTCCCGGATCGGCAGTGTACGGCTGACGGAGGCACAGGTGCGCTGGCTGACCGACTCGGCCAACGGGCGCTACTATGAGCTGACCTCGGCTGCCGAACGGGCCGCGCAGGCCGCTGCCCGTAACCGGGTGAGCGGTGGGCAATTCGCCACCGAGGCCGCCCGGAATGAGCACCGCCGGAACTTCCTGCGTATGATTAATGATATTGATTTCTAACCATCGCCGACCGCTCCCCTGTGCTATAATCGAGGCATGAAAACCGCACGCCTATTCCCCTCCTCTTATGCCGGTCGCCGCGTGGTGTACGTGGACAGCCTGCGCCTGGAGCACCGGGGCGAGATCGTCGGGCAGACGCAGAGCGGCTCCCACGTGTACGTGCGGAGCGACCTGCCGACGGCTCCCCCAGCGGAGTGGCATTTTAAGATTGCCCGGCAGATGCTCGGCGCGGTGCTGGTCAAATAATCCCGCATAAACCTGTGCTATAATCCGAATAACTGTTTGAGGCGCGGCCTCTCTTGCGAAGAGAGCCCGAGGTGGTCTGCATGGCGGAAGTACTGGCGACTTACATCTCCGAGATGCGGGGCGGTTTCCCCGATGTGCCGCTGGCGGACGGCGTTGACCTGGATGCGATCAAGGCCAACGACCCCAACCCCATGTTTGTGACGCTCCCTCTGGTCCACGAGGGTGCGAAAAGCGACAAGGGGTTCACCTGGAAGGCCGCCGATGTCCGCCGGGTCGTGAGTGAGATTGTCACGAAGCGCCCGGAGGGCATCCTCGGCCACGTCAAACCAGAAGAACGCTCCCACCGTTACGAATTGCCTGCCGTGCGCTGGGTCGGCGCGATCCTCGATGAGCACGGCATCGCCTGGGGCAAGGCACTCGTGACGGAAGCCCGCGCTAAGGATTACTTTCGCACGGCGAAAGCGACCAATGCACGGGTCGGCACCAGCGTCTACGGGGTGCGCGGCACTCTCGGCCTGGAAGACATGACGCTGGAGAGCATCGACTTCGGTCACCCGGATCGACTGGGGAACCCTCACATCCGAACTTCAAGAGGGAGAACCCCCCATGTCTGATAACGACAACAAGCTGGTCAGCGAACTGACCACGCAGCGCGACGAAGCCAAGCGACTGGTCACCGAGACCGAGGGCAAGCTGGCCGACGCCCAGAAGCTGATCGCCGAACTCAAGGGCAAAGAGATCGAACTCGCCAACCTGGGCGAGATCGTGGCCGAGTTCAACGGTGCGACCGTCGCCGACAAGATCCGCGCGCTGGTGGCGCAGGTCAAGGCGGCTGCCGATGGTGAGCGCAAGCGCGCCGTCGAGGCCGTGGTCGCCGAACTGGTCAAGCTGGAAGAGCTGCGTCCGTTGGTGATCGCCGAACTGGGCAGCGCCGACGCCGACTCCGCCAAGGGACTGATCACCGAGATCATGGCCCGCCCGCACTTCAAAGCACTTTCCGCCGCACTGGCGCGCACGGCTGGCCCCAACGTGGTCAGCACCGGCAGCAACCCGGACGACCTGAACAAGGTCACTGATCCGAAGTTCATCGCCGACTCGCGCAGCCTGTTCGGCTTCTAGCCAGAGAGGAACACCATCATGGCTGTTACTGCTAAATACGTCCGCCCCCTGGAGGGGTCGATCACTCGCCTGGTTAAGGCCGGTGGCGCAATTGCCATGGGCGATGCGGCCTACCTCGACACTGATGGCGATTGGCTGGAAGCTGATGCCAACGTGAGCGCGGTGGCTGCGGCTGCCCGCGCTGTCGTGGTCGCCGTCAATGAACCCGGCGAAACCACCGCAGCCGATCAGGACGCGATCGAGATCTGCGTGTTCGGTCCGGTCGGCGGCTTCAGCGGCCTGACCCCCGGCGCGCGCCTGTTTGTCAGCAGCACCGCTGGCGAACTCACCCACACTGCCCCCACCGGGGCTGGTACGTGGACGGCCCCGATGGGTTATGCCCTGACGGACAGCATCGTATTCGTTGAGCCGGGCATCGCTGCCCCGACCAGTAACTCGTAAGGGAGGCGATCATGCCTGAGATCCTTGGACCACTGACCATCGCCCAGCGGGCACTACCGGCGGGCGTTGATGGCACGAAGATGGCCGAATGGGCCATGAAAGACGGCACCACATTCCAGGCGTTCGTCAATCGACTGAGCGCGGCTGTGGGTGCATTCAACCAGGAAATGACCAACACCTGGGGCTATTTGTTCCACATCACCGAAGAGATGATGATAGAATACGAAGACGGCGGCACCGTCACTGAAGCGCCTGAGATCACCGACCTGAGCAAGGTTGACCCGGTGCAGGGCGACACCATCGGCCACATGATCGACCTCAAGCCCTACGGGCGCGGCGCGGGCGGCTCCTGGCGTTACTTCCGTGACAGCCGTGAGGCCAAAATCCGCGCGACCATTAACACGGTCATGCGGACACACCGCTGGCGCTTCGAGAAGGCGATCTTCCGCCGGTTGATGACCAATACGGAAAATCAAATCGGCTCTGCCGGTTATGATGTCCCGTTCGTCCGGGGCGGCGGCACCATTGCCTACACCCCGCCCGCCTACGACGGCGCATCCTTCGACAGCACGCACACCCACTTTCTGGGCTTCAACTCGGCGGCCAGCAAGACCTTTGCTAACGTCTTCAATGACCTGGCGCAGACTCTGGCCGAGCACGGACATGTGGCTCCCTTCACCGCCCACGTCAGCACGGCGGACACGGATACCATCACGGCTCTGACCAAGTTTGTCCAGTTTGTCGCGCCGGTGGTGACCACCATCGACCGCGGCGGCGAGACCAGCGGGAACCAACTGTACGCCAGCGGTCAGCCGCAGGTGTACGGCGGCGTGATCGGCTACTTCCAGAGCAAGCATGGTCTGATCGAGATCCGTGCGTTTAACCGCGTGCCGACTGGCTATGTCAGCATGTTCAAGTCCTACGGCAACCTGGATCAGCGCAACCCGCTGGCCGTCCGGGTCCACCCGGATCAGGGCTTCGGCGTGTTCGTCATCAGCGAACCGAGCGGCGACGCTCAGTATCCCGTGAAACAAGTCAACCTCGAATTTGAATTCGGGGTCGGCGTTGGGATGGATCGCACCAACGGCGCGAACGGTCTGCTGGTCAGCGGTGGCACCTGGGCCAACCCGACCATCAGCTAGTCCACAGCCGACGCAGCACGCAGGCGGGGGCGCGGCTCCGCCTGTTTTTGACTCTGGAGGACACATGGCACGGTTGGCAGTCTGGGCGACCTGCGGGATGAACCCGGCGACGGGTTATGGCAAGATGGAAATTGGCATCACCCGCGCCCTGCTGGCCGCCGGTGCCGAGCTGCTCCCGTTCCCCGACTCGACCGCGCCGACGCTGGTCATCGGTTCGCCGCGGCGGATCGAGCAGTGGCCGGGCAAACTCCGCGCCTGGTCTTACACCATGTCCGAATCGACCGCCCCCTCGCCAGAGTGGGTGCAGTGCCTCAATACCTACTATGAACGGGTGATCCTGCCCGCGCCCGACTTGTGCGACCTGTACCGCGATGCTGGCGTGACCATCCCCACCCACTATATCCCCCTGGGCGTAGACTATGCGCCGATCCCCCACATCGAGCGGCAATTCCCCAAAGACGGCGAACCATTCATCTGGCTGACGTACTCGCTCGGCGACATGCGGAAAGGGGCCGAACTCGCCATGTTGGCGTTTAATCGGCTGTTCAAGGGCGACCCGCGCCACAAGTTGCTGGTCAAGTGCCGGGATAATCCGCACTGGCTGAGCGGCCTGGTCGATGACCAGATCGAGATCGTGCGCGGGCAGATGGGCGAGGACGACTGGCACGGCCTGCTGGCGCGGTCGCACGCCTTCATCTTCCCCAGCCGGGCGGAGGGCTTCGGTCTGCCGCCGCGTGAGGCCGTGCTGAGTGGTCTGCCGACCATCGCCACCCAATGGCTGGGCATGTGGGACGCTGACCAGTGGGGGTATGCGCTGCCAGTCCGCACGATGTCTGCGTGTCAGTTTGATGACTACTCGGCCAACGCCGAGGGCGCACTGTGGGCGGAGCCGAGCCGGTCGGTGCTGGATGAACACATGACGGAAGTATATCGTTATTACAATACTGCGCTGGAAAAGACCCGCGACGGGCGCGATTATTTGCTGGATTATTTCACGTATGAATACACGGCGGAGCGCGTGCTCGATCTACTGGAGCGGCACCCATGAAGGCGGGCATCGTCTGGTCAGCGCGGTTCCCGATGAGCAAGGGGCCGCTGGCGGAGGGCGCGCACATTGGCACGCACCTGCTGCACCACCTGATGCCGGAACTCGACTTGGTGCAATGGTGGTCGGGTGATCCGCCTGAGAAGCTGGCGCAGTACGATGTGCTGTTCGTCAACCTGTTTGCCGACGATCAACTGATCGCCGACATCCGGCGCGTCCACCCGGCGGCGTTCGTGGTCGCCATCCCGGACTCGTACATGGATGAGGTCTTCCTCAACCGCGATTGGAGCCTGGAGGATAATTACCTGAAGGCGTTGGCGGCGGCGGATGCTATCGGCGTGGTGAGCGAGAGCAACGCGCAGTTTTACAGCGTCTTCGGCAAGCCGATCCTCCGCATCCCCATGCCGATTGGCACGCCGAGCTTTTTGGAGCAGTGCCGCCTGCTGCCCAAAGAGGATTATGTGATCGCGGTCGATCATGGCAACCGGGAAGTGAACGCGACCATCCAGCAGGTGGCCGCGCTGGCGCTGATCCAACGCGAGACGGGTCTGCCGGTCAAGTACGTGTTTCCCGCCGCGCACACGGAAAGCTATGCGGCGCAGTTTGGCCTGCGGGCGGACTTCCTGCCGTACCAGCCGGGGCATTTGCTCTGGTGGCTGGTGGCGAAGGCGCGGCTGGCAGTGGACTTGTACGCCCGGCACGGCGCGGGGCGGCATGAGATCGTCTGTGCGGCGGTCGGCACGCCCTGCATCGGCAGCAAAACCACCGGCTATCAGGACGGTGCCAAGTCCGACCCCTGGCACAGCCAGGCGGCGCTCCAGCGGTCGCGCTGGCTGCTCGACCC